GTATTTGGAGTACATACAATTAAATCAAAAGCAAATAATGGGTGCTTATGTAGACAAACTTTCTTAACAGCAGGAAGTGAAATTGCTGATAAATCATTGATAATTTATAAGATAGTCTTAGTTCCTGATAAATTATGTTATCTGTATGATGGAGATTATAATTTTGAAGTGTTAAGACAGGGAAATTCATATAATCTTTATAGAACAAAATATTCTATTAAATTGGATACATTAAGAGAAGTATGTGAGGTATTAGATATTATAAATTAATTACCCTTGTTTAAATTACGAGTGTAATATTTACCCTTATGAAAAAACACACTAAAATATATTTAAAACATTTCGGTTATACTATAGCTGATTTTATTCCTTGCGAAATTTGTGGTGCTAAATCTGTAGATATACACCACTTAATTTTTAAACAAATGGGAGGTAGTAAGCTACTAGATTACATAGAAAACTTAATTGCTGTCTGTAGAAGCTGTCATAATAAGTGTCATGACCATCCAGAGTTTAATGAGAAAGCTAAAGAAATTCACTTAAAGAACTTATGAAAATTAATATAAAACCATTAACGGTTAATCAATGTTGGAGAGGTAGAAGGTTTAAGACTGCTAAGTATGAGGCGTATGAAATAATAGTTAAAAGCAAGTTACAAAACATGGAAATACCAAAAGGACATTTACATTTAGATGTAGTCTTTGGAGTATCTTCAAAGCTTGCTGATATAGACAACCCATTAAAACCATTTATTGATATACTACAAAAGAAATACGGATTTAATGATAGAGATATTTTTAAGCTTACTGTAGAAAAAGAGTTTGTTAATAAAGGTAAAGAATTTATTGACTTTGAAATAAAAGAACTATGAAAAGATTAAACTATGGAGCTATTTAAAGAAGAAAATGAATGGACAGGTATGCCAGAGTTCATACAAGAAAAAAAAGAACCGTTTGCTAAGATAATATTTAGATTTGATAGCGAAAGAGACTTATCAGATTTTTCTAAACTGATAGGTCAAAAACTGACTAAGAAAACTAAAAGTGCTTGGTTTCCTTTTAAATCTCATTGGGGTGGTATTAAAAAAATATGGGTAGATGAATCCTGAATATCCGATATACATAATTAGCAAAGGAAGGGCTAAAAATTGTTTAACAGCAAGGGAGTTAAATAAAATGAATGTCCCGTTTAGTTTGGTGGTAGAACCACAAGAATATGAACAATATAAACATATTACGGAAAACATAATTACAACTCCTTTTTCTAACTTAAATCAAGGGTCTATTCCTGTTAGAAATTTTGTATGGGATCATTCTATTAATGAAGGTTATAAAAGGCATTGGATACTTGACGATAATATAGAAGGGTTTCATAGACTAAACAGGAACGAGAAGCCAAAAGTAACAAGTGGAACCATATTTAAGTGTGCAGAAGATTTTACAGACAGATATTCAAACATAGGCATAAGCGGATTTAATTATTATTCATTCTGCAAAACAACAGATAAAGTCCCTCCATATTATTTAAATACAAGAATATACAGTTGTATTTTGATTAATAATAATTTACCATATAGATGGAGGGGGAGATATAATGAGGATACAGACTTAAGTATAAGAGTATTAAAAGATGGGTATTGTACTATATTGTTTAATGCTTTTTTAGCTGGAAAGGTTACCACAATGAGGATGAAAGGTGGAAATACTAAAGAAGTGTATGGAGATACAGATAATAGAAGAGAATTTGCGGAAAGCCTACAAAAACAACACCCAGATATAGTAGAGGTCAAATGGAAGTTTAATCGGTGGCATCATAAAGTTAATTACAAACCATTTAAAAAAAACAGATTAATAAAAAAACAAGGATTGATTTTTGAAAAAGGAATTAATAATTACGGGATGAAGATAAAAGAACTATGATAATTAAACTAACAACATTAAACAGGCTTTCAAGAAAAGCAGATAAATCAGTAAGTATAACTTTCACTACTGCAATGGAGCAAACTAGTGAAGAATATTTAAACTTAGATAGACTTTTTCAAAAGGATTGTATTTTAGCAATAAAAGAAGGTGACAGCCAATTTAAAGACGTTGAGCTAAACGATTTAGATTCTATTGACCTTGACATATATGACAATAAAAAAAGTCAATCACAACGCATTAGAAACGTACTATGGAAGATTCAAGAACAGGAGTTAAAAAGAGAACCTACACATGAAGAATTTAAAGAATATTACAGAATAAAAACAGAACAATTAATCGAACACTTTAAAAACAAACTACTATTAAATATTTAATATTAATTTTACTATTGGTATCATGCCAGGAAGAAGAATGGAGAATAACCGACGAATGTTACATAGCAAACAACCCAGAAATATATTTAAAAGATTATTCCAAATACAATGAATATAAAGTATTTGCTGTTAGAAATAATAAAACAAATTACTCAATAGGTTGTAGCTGGTGGGAGGCTAACGATTTTATAAACAAGTATAATTGTGATAATTTTCCTGTTAACTTTTGGGATAATCATTTATGGATGGGAAAAAACGATAAAAAATGTAGTGATTTATAAATAAGTTGTATAACTTACATAAAGTTAATGGTACTCGCTCTACCAAATATTAACGAAGAAATATAAAGGATTACCCGAAGCTGGCGAGAGCGGAGGGTTAATCCTTTTTTTATTTATGGAAGGTTGGATTAAAATACATAGAAGATTAACTGAATGGGAATGGTACACAGATATAAATACTTTCAAACTATTTATGCACCTTGTGTTAAAAGCTAATCATAAAAATAATACTCATAGAGGGCAACTTGTTAAAAGAGGTCAATTAATAACAGGAAGATATAAGTTAAGTAGTGAAACGGGTCTATCTGAAAGACAAGTAAGAACAGCTTTAGATAAATTACTAGCGACCAACGAAGTGACCAGCGAAACGACCAACAAAAACAGCCTAATAACCATAATAAACTACGATTTATACCAAAATAGCGAGGCTGACCGACCAGCAGAACGACCAGCCAAAAGTCCAACGAACGACCAGCCACTTGACCACAAACAAGAAGTAAAGAATGAAAAGAAGAAAGAAATAGAAGTTTGGTTTATTGATTGGTTTAATTTTTCTATGGATAATTTAAAAGGTTCTGGTAAGTATAAACTTAACTTAAAGGTAAAAAGACAATTACATGAAAGGATAAAAGATGGATATACAGGAGATAATTTTAAACACGCATTTCAAGCTATATCTAAAGATCAATATCACAAGGATAAAGGGTATAAATATTTAACTCCTGAGTTTATAACTAGGGCAGATAAATTAGAAATGTGGAGTAATGCAAGTATTACAAAACTAGAAGAAGAAAAAGGTAAAGGCAAGGGTGGTATATCAATGGAAGAAATGTATAACTCATGAAAGAACTACAAGGAATGATAATAGGTAGTATAGTTGGAGAAAATCAATATAAGAAAGTTTCATTCTTAGAAGCAGAAGATTTTACAAACTATCCAGATAAACCCTACAGAGATTATTACAAATTGATTCAAAAATCAGAATGTAAACCAGATGTGTTTTTAAGTTTACTTCAACAATGTAAAAACAGAAATATTCAGCTAATGGATGAGGTATTAGTTTTGTCTGCCTACCACAACTTACATAAATACGCTTTGTACCTATTAGAGATTCGATTTAAGAGTACTTTGAGTAGTTTGCTAGTGAATCTATCACTTGACAGTAAAAACGTCTTAGAATCGAGTTTACTAGATGAAATAAATAGTGGCATTATAAAAGAAGATATATTTGTGGTAGGAGATAATATTTTAGATTACTTAGGTAGACAAGCAAGTAGCAACACAACTAATAGAATCAACTCCTACATTTCATGGAGAAATAAAAGAATTAAATTAACTAAAACGATTATTGGCTAACGTTGAGCTAAAAGTAAGCTTTAGCGACCCGAAGGGTTACTTTTTAGCGAATGTTAGCTAAATTTTGAACTAAAAAAACTATAAATGAATCTATCTGAATTTTTAAAAAACAAAGAAAGAGAAAACGTCTTTAGTATTGAAGACCCATTAAAGGGATTAACAAGCACTATAGATGATGAACTAGAAAGAATAACTCTTTCAAAAGAGGGTAGGCTACCGCAAGGACTTATAACAGGCTATAAAGATTTAGACAGACATTTTAGATTTAAGTTGGGCAATCTAGTAATCATAAACGGTCACGCTAATGTTGGAAAATCTTTTGGAGTGTGGTATCTAATGGTTATCTCTTACAGGTTATATGGTTGGAGATGGATTATGTTCTGCGCTGAAAATGTAAGTGCTGATATAAGAGTTCAATTAGTTGAATTTATTTGTGGAAGATTAGCAAAGTTCATTGACAGTAAGGTATTTGAAGAAACTTTAAAAGATGTTTACGATACCTTTGAAATAATAGAAATAGATGAAGATATGGATATGGAGGAAAATTTAACTAATTTGCTAGATGTTACCGAAAAGATAATGAGTAATAAAGGTAAATTTCAAGGTGTCTTAATTGATCCATACAATGCTGTTGATTTAGATATTGCTAATATGGATAGGAGATTATCTATACATGACCTACATTATAGTAATGCTAAAAGGATGCGTAAGTTTGGTAAGAAACATAATATGACTTTTTGGGTAAATATGCACGCAGTAACGGAGGCATTAAGAAAAACAGATTCAGATGGTTATCCAATACCTCCAAACCCAGCAGATACAGAAGGTGGTGGTAAGTGGTTTAATAGAGCTGATGAGTTTATGACTTTTCATAGATACGTTCAAGATTCATCCAGAAATAGAACTAGTGAGTTCCATGTTAGAAAAGTTAAGGACACTAAAACAGGAGGCTCACCAACAGACTTAAATAATCCACCTAAATTAGAATGGACTAAACAATATGATTTTCATGGTTTTTATGATGATTATAATTTTTGTCCTTTAGCACCATTAAAAAAGGTAGGTCTTAGAGAAAAAGACGAAAGTAAATTTCCACAAGCAGAAAACAATTTTGAAGAACAAAAAGGAGAAATATTAGATACTCCTTTTTAAACTAAAAACTATGACTAAAATTAGAAAAAGATTAAAAGCTTATGAAGCTGATTTATTAGGACTTGAAATAAAGCCTAATATAGTTGGTAGGAAAACAGCATTATACTACGTTACAGACGAGCAATGGGAAACCATAGAATTTAATAGAATAACACCTAACGAAAGAAAGTTTGTAGAAACTCAAAAGAAATTAGGAAAGGATGGAGAGATAGTCTCTACCGTTGAAAAGCTACAGAGTGAGCCTATAGAAATCCCCGAAGGACTAGAAGTGATTGGCATTACTAATGCACCTTCAACTAGTCAACAATGGGTAAGATATGCTAAGAAGAAGCCAAAGGATATAGATGTCAAAGAATTGTACGATGTTTTTATAAAAGAGGTTAAAGAGTATTCATTCAAATATCCTAAGTTTGTTAGGGTTAAATTAGAAGACCCACATTGTTTAGTCTTTGATGCTGCCGATATTCACATAGGTAAAATATGTAGTAGTTTTGAAACAGGAGAAAACTATAATAGTCAAATAGCAGTACAAAGAGTTAAGAAAGGTTTAAGTGGAATTATAGCAAAAGCTAGTGGATTTAATATTGATAAAATAATTTTCATAGCTGGGAATGATATATTGCACGTAGATAATGCTAATTCTACAACTACAAGCGGAACCCATCAAGATACTGATGGTATGTGGTATGATAACTTTATGATGGCTAAGAGGTTACTAGTTGAGATAATAGAAACTTTATTAACGATAGCAAATGTAGAGGTAGTTTATAATCCTAGTAATCATGATTTTACTCATGGGTTTATGCTATTAGATTCAATATCTAGTTGGTTTCATAATTGTAAACAAGTTACATTTGATAATGATATGAGGCATAGAAAATACTCTACATACGGAAATAATCTAATAGGATCAACTCATATGGACGGGGCAAAGGTTGATAAGTTGCATGGATTAATGGCAGAAGAAGCAAGCGAATTTTGGCACGAATGTAAGCATAGATATATTTATGGGCATCATATTCATCATAAGACTTCAAGAGATGTTTTTTCAGTATGTATAGAAACACTAAGAAGTCCAAGCGGAGCTGATGGATGGCATCACAGAAAAGGCTTTCAACATTCTCCAAAAGCAGTAGAAGCATTTATACACCATCCAGAACATGGGCAAGTATCTAGGATAACTCACATTTTTTAAAATAATTAACATGGAAACTGAAATTTGGAAAGACATACAAGGGTATGAAGGAAATTACAAGGTTAGTAGTTTGGGTAGGGTTAAGAGTATTAAAAAAAACAAAATTACTTTACTTAAATTTAGAAACAATGGTAAAGGATATAATGTTTCAGCTTTGTACTTAAACGGGAGTAGAAAGGACTTAAAGGTTCATAGATTAGTGGCTTTATCTTTTTTGGATAATCCTAAAAACAAAAGCCAGGTTAATCATAAGAATGGAATAAAATCAGATAATAGACTAATTAATTTAGAGTGGTGTAATCAGTCTGAAAACACAATACACTCTTATAAAAACGGGTTACAGAAAATGAAGTTATCTGAAAAGGAGGTTTTAGAGATTAGAAGTAATTGTGTTTTAACTCAAAAAGATTTAAGTAAAAAATATAATATATCTAAATCAATGGTAGGATTTATAAAACTTGGTAAAAGAAGAGTTTTGTATTAGAAAGCTTCAATGGGTTAAGAAATAGTATAGACCCATTTTTTAATTAACTATACCCTAATAGGTATGAGAAACAATACATTAACGTATATTATACCCGATAAGGTATTATATATTATTCCTAACGCCTAGATAAGATTAGTTGCCATTAAAAAAACAAAACTATGATAACAAGAGAAGAATATTTAAAAGCATTAGAGATTGTCGATCAGTATAACAGGCAATTAAATTTATCTGATGTTATGATTTCGTCTAATAGGGAGACCGTAGATGATTTTGTAAAAAAGAATAGAGACAAGTTTAAAACAACTAGAACAGAACATATATTAAAAGGCAGGGAGAATGGTTGCTGCTGGGATAATACATCTCCTAGACTATTCACTTATATGGATGAAGTATCTAAGTATGAATTTATGATGTGTAGAAACGCAGGTAAAAAGGGATGGGAGGAATTAGAATCTATAATGAATGAATCATAACGGTTAAGATAAGAATAGTGCGAATTAATTAAAATACAAAAAACAATGGACGCAAAAGAACACTCAATAGATTTAGCTAAAAGACAAGAAGAAGCGAAAGCATTAATTTTATCTGGTGTTAGCCAACAACGTGAACTGTTAATTGAAGCGTTTGACTTAATTAATATACACGATGGAGATAGAGAGAAAATAACCAAATTAGTAGACATAACCTTAAAATCAATTAATTGTGGCTAACGTACTTGTATAAGATACGTTGCTTTTCGCAATGGATTTTATACGGTGTTATGTGTTTTTAAATAAAAAGATTAGATATGACAGAAATAAATTTTTACAACAAAGATAATATAGAGTTTATGAAAACTAAACCCGATAATTACTATGACCTTGCGATAGTTGACCCACCATACGGGATAGGTGTTACTAAAAATAAAAGGCTTGTGAATGGCTCTAAAAAAGAATGGGATAATGAAATACCACCAAAAGAATACTTTGTTGAATTACAAAGAGTAAGTAAAAACCAAATAATTTGGGGTGGAAACTATTTTATTGAGCATTTACAAAACACAAGATGCTTTATAAATTGGGATAAATTAAACCACTCTGATACTTACGCAGACTGTGAAATGGCTTGGACTTCTTTTGATAGAAATGCAAAGATTTTTAAATATATGTGGGATGGTAATAGGTATGGTTTTAAAGGCAATATACAAGGTGTTGGAAAACCTACAATAAGAATACACCCAACACAAAAACCTATTGATTTGTATAGATGGTTATTAGAAAACTATGCGGAAAAAGGCAATAAGATTATAGATACTCACGGTGGTAGTTTTACAAATGCTATTGCCTGTGATATGGAAGGGTTTGATTTAGATATTATTGAGATAGATAAAACTTACTTTGATAATGGTGTAAAAGCCTATAATGAGTATAAGAAGCAACTAACTTTATTTTAAGCACGGACGCTTTTTATTTAATTACACCTAACGCTCGCTGTGTATGGTGTCGTTGCGACTTAAAGCAAATAATTATGAAAAAAGGAAACGTAAAAATGTTAATTAGAAATCTTAGAGAAATGGAAGAAAACAAGCAATGCACTATACACAATGTTGTTGATAGTGCTTTATGGAAAGACGAAAAGCATAGCCATTTTTGGGTTGAAGATGGCGAACTATACGAAAGTTATAATACTATTAGAGGTTTACGTTATAGACACAGACTTTCTGTAAATGGCGTAGCGGATTGTGATAACTGCCCTTTGGATATGTTACTGTACATAGTAAAAGAATACATAGAAGATTAAGCATTATCTACAACTCCTGTATATCATACGTGCATGAATCACATATTTCCAAAATGGAAACAACTAAAGATGATGAAAACAACTAAAGATTCGAATACCAAAAATCCAAGCATGGATAGATATACGATGTTATCAGTATCGGTTTGTCCTGATTGTGGCGGTGATGGTATTATAGTAGGTGTAAGGATAGAGCCTAGATGTTGTGGCAACTTAAATGAATATGGTGGATGCTGTAATTATCCAGTACCAGACCAAGTTGCAGAACCAGAACAATGCGAAAAGTGCGAAGCTACAGGAATAATCTATAGCTAGTTACTGATAACAATTGGCTATACGTAATACTAAATTTGATACCTATTTTATTTAAAATAAAGCAAAGTGCATCACTTTAAAAACAACAACAATAGATATCATATTAAACTATGCTCAAACAAAGGAAAGATATTAAGTCATTATACCTTCCCTAATTTATCATTAGAACAAGCTAAAAATGAAGCTAGATTTATATGGGCTACTGTATTTGTATTACATAAAAAGTGGTTAGAGATAGCTAATCAAGAAGGACAAATAGTATTTAAACATGATAATTTAAAATAAATAAGTTATATTTGTATGAGAAAACCAACTAATTATAAAATTAGAGCCAATTTAATGCCTAATTACAAACTAACAATTCTAATACCCACCTTATATTCCAGGATAGATAAGCTTAAAAAACTTATAATGGAATTGAATTATCAAGTACAATCTAAACCAGTTCAATTACTTTGGGTAGGAGATAATAAATCTATGACCACAGGAGAAAAAAGGAATCTGCTTTTAAATTCTGCTAAAGGTGAATGGTTTTGTTTTGTTGATGATGATGATAGAGTTTCCGCAACTTATGTAGATACTATATTAAATGCTATTAAAGAAAATGGGGATAAAAAGGTAATAACCTTTCAAGGAGAACAGACAACTGACGGAAAAAGAGATTTAGATTTTAAGTATAGCGTTAATTATGGTCGTAATTTTAAGAAGGATGAAAACGGTCAGAGATGGAAAGTAATGCTACCAGACCATTTATGTATTTGGAAGAAAGATAATATATTCATTCCAAAATTTGAGCATAAAAACTTAGGAGAGGATCATTCATGGGCAAAATCGATGGCTATGACATACACAGATAAAGACGAAGTTAACTTAACGGATTACCTTTATTTTTACGACTATAACAGAGAAACCACAGAATGCAGAAGATAAACCTATTTGTTAGTTATTATGATTCAAAAGACAAAGAGCGTCAAAAGGAATTAGAATTTTGCAAAAAGCATCATAGCGAATGTGGATACTTTAATGAGATAATTAACTTTTCAGAAAGACCAACTTACAATGATTTTTTTAAGGCTACAAGAGAATACCCTAATGATATAAATATTTTGACTAATTCTGATATTTATTTTAATGAATCTATTTTAGAGTGTTTAAAAATAAAACAAAATGAATGTTATGCTTTGACTAGATGGGAATTAGATATAAATGAATTTAGAGGCAAGAAACAAGAAATAATAGTATCATTTGAATCTAAACATTCATACAATAAAGAAGCTAAAGCAAGACATTCACAAGATGTATGGGTTATTAATGGAGCTGCAAGGAATGTAGATGGTTGGTTTCATTTAGGAGTTCCTGGTTGTGATAATAGAATAGCACATGAGCTTATTAAAACTGGTTACGATGTGAAAAACCCTAGTGATATAATACAATGTATTCACAAACATAAGGAATCTGAAAGGAATTATAATATTCCTAATAACTATCCTAACGGAAAAGTACCACCTCCTTATAAGTGGGTGTTTCCTGGAGGGCAATCAATTAAAAAAAATAGATTTAGAATATGATTTTAGATTGTGATTTTACTTATTACTATGAAGGAATTGATTACGTTTATAATTACATAGAATATATATGAAAAAATTATTACATATTGGTGTGAATGTAGGCTCTGAAAGTATGCCTAAATATTTTGATGCTCAATGTGAGTATTCAGAAATGTATTTAGACAAACATCTAAAAGCTAACTTACAAAAGCTAGAAGATATACCAGACACTATTTTTTTACAGATTCAATCTGATACTATAGACGGTAAAAATACTTGTGATTTTATAGGTCAGGAAATAAAAGCTTTAAGAGATAAAGGAGTTGCTGTAATAAATTGGACGGGGGATAAAAGACAGGGAGTGCCTAGATGGATGATTGATTTTTCTAATTATGTATCTATTACAGGTTTTTCTAATGAGGAAGATGTAGAAGAAGCTAGAAAATATGGAATTAATGCAATTTTCTTGCAACAAGGAGTAGACATTGATATATTTACACCTCATGGAGATAAGACAGATGCACCAGAAATAGTTTTTTTAGCAAATAATTATGGTAATCAATTTCCATTAAGTAGATTTAGAAGAGAAGCAGCTACGGCATTACATCATAAGTTTGGAAATAGATTTAAGGTGTATGGGAACGGATGGAATAATAATTTTAATTCAGGAAACTTAAACCACAGTCAATATGAAGAATCTAAACTTTATCGAAGTAGTAAAATTTCCATTTCTATTAGTCACTTCAATAATGAGCGCTATTTTTCTGACCGTCTTTCTAGGTCTTTGTGTAGTGGTTCGTTTGTTCTTAGCCATAAATTTAGTGGTATTGAGAAAGACTTTGAAGTGGGTAAGCACTTGGAGACATTTGAGAGTATAAGCGAAATGCTAATAAAGTGTGAATATTGGCTAAATGATCTTGATGAAAAAAGAAAAACAATAGCTATTCAAGGTTGTGAATTAGCAAGTAAAGAATTTAGCTATGAAAACATTGTAAGACAAATATTAGAACTATGAAGACACTTGCATATATTCCTTTACACTACGGAAAAGAGTACTTAGAGGCTACTATTAAATCAATAGACCCTCATGTAGATAAAATATTAATTCTTTATACTAATACCCCTAGTTACGGTCAGAATAAAGGTATGAAAAACCCTGACACTAGAGAGGAATTAAAAAAGATTGCATTTGATTCTAGTAATAAAATCCAATGGGCAGAAATACCATACACTACACAAGAAAATAAACATAGAGAATTGGCGTTTAATTATGCTAAAGGCTATGATTTAATAATGGCTGTTGATGCAGATGAAGTATGGGAAGATGTAGAAGAAGCTAAACAAGCAGCTTTTGAAAGTGGTTGTAAATATGTAAATGTAGGTGGTGATTGTTGGTGGCACTTCTGGAGATCATTTAACGAATGTCATAGAGATGGTTTTTATCCTACTAGGTTTCATGTAGTAGGAGGCAAAGATGAATCAACTATCATTCATAAGGGCAAAATATACCACATGGGATATGCTCAAAGCGAAGCAATCACAAAATACAAGATTAGTTGTCATGGTCATAAAGACATTAAAGAATCGTGGTTTAAACATAAATGGTTAAATTACAAAAAAGGAGTCACAAAAGTACTTCATCCAGATAGCGAAACTGTATGGATAGAAACACAGCCATTTGATAAAACAACATTGCCAAAAATCTTAAAAGACCATCCTTATTATAACTTAGAAAAAATAGTATGAGCTACCAAGATAAAAATAATATAGGCGGTTGGAATCCTAATATACCAGAAGGTAAAAGAAAATGGAATGTAGGTTCTTTATTTGCTAGTGAAGGGGAAAGACTTTACGACTTAGTAAGAGAACATAAACCCAAAAAAGTTATAGAGGTAGGAACTAGATATGGGTGTTCTACTGTACACATAGCAACAGCATTAAAAGATAATGGTTTTGGTGTAGTACATTGCTATGATACAGAAGATATACACAAGCCATTTCCTAAAGAGTTAAAAAAATACATTAAATTTCATCATCAAGATTACTTTGAATTAAAGGATAAAACTTGTGATATGTTATATGAGGATGGAGCGCATACTACAGGATTTACTAAAAGGGTTTTAAGCGAAACAAAAGCATTTAAAGTAGTAGCTGTTCATGATTTCCTTCATTGGGATTGTAAAGAAACGGTAAGAGATGAAGCTATTAGTGTAATGGGTAGACCTACTGAAATATTTGACCATGAAGAAAGTGATTGTGGTTTAGGTATTTGGGTAAAAGGTAGTCCAAGAGTAAAAAGATGTGTAAATTGTGGATAAATTAAACTAAAACAAATAAACTATGAACAGAGAAAAACAAAGAGAAGTATTAGAACTAGCTGAAAAGGTTGATTACATGGCTATGTATTCAGAATATTTAAAAATATTATTAGATGATAATATACTATGTAAATTACCTAAAAGCATTATAGAAGATTTAAAGAAAAGTATATACATGGAATCAGCTTCTTTTAGAATAACTAAGTACTTAGGGTTTATTGATTCTATTTTTAAATTCACAGAGTATCAGTTATACACCTATGAATTAGAATTACTAAAGCATGAATCTATAATAAGATCAAAGTTCTTAAATCAAAGAGAATTATTAGTTGGTAGAAGATTATTAGCAGGGCTTAACAGAACAGGGGAATGAGAAAAGCAGCGTTAATAGTAGATAACAGGGTAACACCAAATACATCTGAAATAATTAATTTGCACATGGCTTTTTTGCCAGGTTGGAATCTTTTATGGTTTAGTGAGCATAAAATCAATGACGGGAACGACTATAATAAAATACTAACGGATTATAAATTTTGGTCTGAATTAGACTATGATAAGGTTTTAATTTTTCAGCATGATTCTATGTTGTTAAAAGAAATACCTGAAAGTATGCTTAAATATGATTATGTAGGTGCGCCTTGGAAAAAATCTGCTCCTTGGGCAAGAAAAGACAGAGCTGGAGGAAACGGAGGGTTAAGTATTAGAGATGTAAATGCTCATAGAATGTTATTAAGCCATACACATTGGAATAGTAGATATGGTAATGAAGATGTATTCTTCAGCAACAAACTACATAATGTAGCCCCTTTTGATGTTTGCTCTAAATTTAGCGTTGAAACAGAATTTAAACTTGGAACAGTGGGTTATCATGCTATAGATAAACACTTAACAAAAGATGAATGCAACCAAATTAAAACGCAATATGAAAGTAATTAAAAACGGATGGGTAGCATGGAAAAGCTCATTTATGAATACATGGAGTTGGTATTTGTATAAAGACTATAAAGAGGTATTTTGTTTTAAGCCTAAGAGCCTAACATATACAGGAATTAAACCATATTTATTCAATGAATCATACCCAGATGATTTTCAAGATAGTCAAGGTAATTATTATGGAGAAGATATATAATGGGTAAACAAGATACGTTTATACAGACCAGAGAAACTATAGACCTTTTCAAAGATAGGTTTAATAAGAACGTAGTTACACGTAGTAAAGATATGTGGTCTACTATCTTAAAAACTATTAAGAATCTAGAATTAGATGAGCAAGGAAATATATTAACAACTAATGCAAATCTAAAGATATTAAGAACTTTAAGAGGGGATATTAAAAAAACTATATTAACCCCACAATATAAGAAAGACTTAAAACGATTTTTAAACGGTTTTAACGAGCTTAAAGGTATAAATGACACTTACTATAAGGCAATTGCATCTGGGACGCTAAATGCCAATAAAAACGTATTTAACACCATTAAGAGTTTAAGTATAGATGCTACTACTAATAGCCTAACAGAAACAGGAATAACTAATGAGATAATACAACCAGTACAAAGATTATTGGAGAAGAATATAACAACGGGCGGTAATTTTACAGACTTAACGGAAAGTTTAAGACTAGATATACTAGGAAATTCAGAAAAATTAGGTAAATTAGAGCGTTACACTAAACAGATAACGACTGATTCGCTAAATCAATTCAACGCTAACTATAATCAAGCGGTTAGTAAAGACTTAGGATTACAGTTTTATTTCTATAATGGAGCAGTTAAAGAAACATCAAGAAAGTATTGTATTAACAGAGTGGCAGAGGGTCGTTACTTTCATAAAAACGAAGTGGAAGAAACAGCTAATGAAGAATGGGCTGGTAAAATACCTGGGACAGATTCCTCTAGCATTTTTATTAATCGTGGTGGTTATAATTGTGGGCATCAGTGGCTTGCTGTTGATGTCGATTCTGTACCCTCAGATGTAGTACAAAGAAATGTATTAAACGGGAACTATAAACCAGTGAAAGCATGACTAAAATAACTAAAGAGTCTTTATTAGAAAACGGATATGTAAAAGACCCTGATCTTAGCTTTGTAGGGTATTCAAAGAGAATATTAAATTATCAAAATTTAGAATGTTCTATAAGTGAAAACAATGAAATATCTGTATATATAGATATAGAATGTGATTGTAGAGGAACGAAAATATTATTTCCGAACATAGAAACTATAGAGCAATTAAAGGATGTGTATAATATTTTATTAGGGACTTATAAACCAATAACAACATGAACGAAACTATAAAAAAAACAAACGGAGATTTTGAAATATTAGATAAGTGTATTATTTGTAGCAAGGACACACAATACACTAGAAGCACTCACATAGATAATAGAATAGGTTATATTGAAGGGTGTGGACAAACTTGTACAGATTGTTATAAAACAGAAATACTATGAGTTACGTAATAACATTAATATTAGCATTTATTACTATTTACTTAGTCGATAAGTTTATAGAGTATATTAAAAAAGGTTTAAGATAATTAGCGAATTTACGCTATTGTAAGTATCAATATAAAACAATGCCATTTAAAAAAGGACAAAGCGGAAACCCAAACGGAAAGCCTAAAGGGTCTAAAGGCAAAAAGACTGAGCAATGGGAAGCAATAGGCGAGTCAATAACGGGTAAACACGCTGAAAGTTTTAATCAATTCATGGATGAACTATGGCAAGGGGATAATGTTAAAAAGATGGATGCAGCAGAATTGTATTTAAAAACCCTTGAATACTTTAAACCAAAGCAAGCGAGAGTAGAGTCAATTCACTCTGGAGATGTAAGCGTTTCAAGTTTAATATTTGAGGATGCAAAAAAGGATACAGACTAACCCAATTTATTCACCTTATTATCAAGATCAATCTAGATTCTTAGTCATACATGGTGGAGCTGGTAGTGGTAAGAGCGTATTTATATCTGCTAAGATAATAAGAAGGATATGCGAAGAAAAAGGACATAAAATATTAGTTATTCGTAAGGTTGCAAGTACCTTAAAAGATTCTGTTTATGCAGAGCTTTGCTCCCGAATAGATGAGTGGGGTATATCTAAACACGTTCATAGAAATAAGACTGACAAAACATTATACTTTGATAATGGTAACGTTATAATGTGCAAGGGGTTAGACGAACCTGAAAAAATCAAATCTATTGAGGGTATAACATCTATTTGGGTAGAAGAAGCAACAGAGCTAAAAGAAGAAGATTTTGACCAGTTAGTTTTAAGGGTTAGAGGCGAGAAACAAAACTATATTCAATTCATATTGTCATTCAATCCTATTGATGAAAACCACTGGATTAAACGTAGGCTAATTGATACTAAAGAAGCTACTGTATGTCATAGCACATACAAGGATAATCTATTTTTAGATGATGAATACATAGATAGTCTTAATAGATTAAAACATACCAATTCACTCTATTACCAAATCTATTGTTTGGGTGAGTGGGGTATAGTAGACACATCTAATAAATTTCTATATTCATTTAGTAAAGAAACACACGTTAAGCAATGTAAATTTGATGAAAACTATCCAGTTAAATTAGCCTTTGATTTTAACTTAGAACCGTTTGCAGTTAGTGTATATCAAACACCAAATAGAAACACTATAAACGTAATAGATAAGGTAAGACTAAACAATTCAGATATTTACCAGGTGTGCGATCATATAAAAGCTAAATATCCTAATCACTTTTTTATAGTTACAGGTGATGCAAGTGGTAAGAATAGAACGGGCACTGCTAGAGGAAAAACGTCATACTGGAGGATAATTAAACAGGAGCTTAAACTAAAAGACCAACAAATAAGGTTACGATCAATGAATTTAGGATTAATTGAATCTAGGGTATTGTGTAATTCAGCACTACAACATAAGACAATTAATATAGACCCATCACAAACAGAGTTAATTAATGACTGTGCTTATGCTACTGTAGATGATAAAGGGATTCTAGTTAAAGACAGAAAGAAGAACGCTAACGATTTTCTTGACGGTTTTAGATATGCCATAGATATAGAATTTCCAGAATTGATTAAAAACCCTAAGAATTTAACTAAGAATTAGTATATTTGCATAACTATTATTATGGCAGACAACGGAAAGAAAGAATTTCCTATTGATGGATTTGAAGTTGATGTTACCTCTAAAGTAGGAAGAAAAATCTATTGCTATATAAAGAATGTCAGGGGTGTGACTAAGTATGTCAAAAGGAAGATGAATAAACGATTTAGAAAAAGAAACAAACCAAAACTATGATACAAACATTTCTAATAACCTCACTATTCATTTACGGTATTCATGCAACTACTAGACATGGTATGATCTTCGAGTTTATTTCTAAATGGATAGACAACAAAATACTACTAGGACACGTTAATTATAATAAGATAGCCAAAGTACTAATAGATTGTACCCCCTGCATGGCTTCATTATATGGAACTATTAGCTTTGTACTATTTAACCCTACTGCATTAATTTATTATCCTATTTGGATATTCTGTTTATCAGGGTTTAACTATATTGTAAACAAAACTATGAACCGATGAAAACTACAATCAAATTACTAATATTATTAGCATTATTTACTTCTTGTCAAAAAGAGGATGAGATAAGTAAATTAAAAGAAGTAGAAGAAGATTGTTTTACTACTAAACATGATTCTGCTTTTAAGAACGAGTGCAGATGTTTATATTCATTTGTAACAGAAAATGATTCGTCTTACTATGAGTTTAGAGATAAGTTATCTTTGTATGACTACTTAGTATATCAAGATAGCATTGACTGTGGATTAGTTAGACCTATTGGTATATTAAGCATAATAAAAGATGATGTGGTATTAGGTGGAGTAGAATTAAAATGTGATTGTTAATGAGATTATTTGGATACGAGATTAGGAAGGTTAGAAACCAAGTAGATCAGAATGGATTACCATATAACGCTACTTGTTTACATCCTCAATTAAAGACTACAATTGAGTTAGCTTTTAAGATAGGAGATAAAGAGTTTTACACGTTTAAGAACTTTGGTGATATGCCAATTAAAAGGCATCAAAGACTTAGTGAATTTATAGCTGAAACTGAAATGAGGTTAACTGGTAAAGACTTATTAGAACTTACAGGAGTAACTAAGGACGCATTAAATAAAGGTAAAATAGTAGATGCTTCTGTATTCCTTTCTTCTATTGAGAATCTAGCTAGTCAATACATGGAAACTGATACTTATTATCGTTTGTTTAGTTGTGTATTCTTTGATCTTGATGAAGTTATAACCGATTACGACTATGATTATAATGAGGCTAAAATAGAGTTGTTTAAATCACAACCTCAAACCAGTTTTTTTTTTCAAAAGCCAATGAGAGAATATCTACCTCAAACAGATATATCAGCACAAGATTTAGAGGTCTTTTTAAGGGCAACAAAAGCAAACAAAGAGTACATACAAAAAATAAGGAAAGACTACATTTCAAGAATATAAACAAATTAAATAGACAAATATGGTCTGTTTCTTCGTTTGATATAATAAAATACAATCAGATATGCAAATTATCGGTAATAGATTACTATATTTACATCGAAAATTTAGAGGTCGAGAGACAACGCCAAGAAAAAGCTAATAAGAAATGATTTGGCAACCGAAAATATACGCATAGATTACCAGGTTACAGGCAAAAAAGAACTCGACGCTGCAAATAAATCATTAGAGCAAACCGCAAAAGCTAATGACGTTACCCAAAAAGAGATAACAGAAACTAATGAAAAGTTTGATGAGCAATCAAAAACAGTTTCAAAAACAAGCAAAGCATTTAATGGGTTAGGAGAACAGCTTACCTCTATAGGCAATAGATTTACTATAGCAGGAAAAGGGGCTGGTGATATGGCTTCTGGTTTGTTTAAAACTACATCAGCAGCTAATACTACATCTAAAGCAATGAAGTTGCTAAAGGTTGCTATAGCATCTACTGGAATAGGTCTTTTAGTTGTTGGTTTGGGTTCGTTAGTTGCCTTTTTTACTAAGACTCAAAGAGGGGCTAATATAGTTAGTAAGGCTATGGCTGGGATTGGTGCTACCGTTAACGTTTTAATAGATAGACTATCTACTTTCGGTGAGGGGTTATTTAAAATATTTAGTGGTGACTTTAGTGAGGGGGTTGATATACTTAAAAAATCATTTGTAGGTTTAGGAGCAGAAATAAAATCAGAATCTACTGCCGCTGTTGCATTGTCTGATAGATATGAGGCTTTAAGAGTTGCACAGGCTGGGCTAACTGTAGAGACTAGGAAAAGAAGGGCAGAGATAAAAGCCTTAAACAAAGACGCAGAAGATACTACACTATCAGAACAAGAACGATTTGCAGCTATAGACAAAGCTATTAGAATAGAGAATGAGCTTCAAGGAAAAAGAGTTGAATTAGCAAAAGAAAGTTTAGCTATACTAAAGGAGCAAAACGCATTAAGTGAGGGTACCACAGATGATTTAATAGCAGAGGCAGAAGCAGAAGGAGCTTTGTTTAGTATATTAGAAGAATCTGATGAAATGCTCACCACGCTAAACAATAAGCGGAATATATTATCTAATACTATTAAAGCTCAAAGAGACGCTGTTCTTGCATTGTCAGAAGCAGAACAAGAAGCAATAATAGCGCTATCAGAAGCAGAAGCAGAGGCTGCAATATTGAAAGCCGAACAACTAGAGGCAGACAAAGAAGCGACTATATTAATAGAGCAAGAAAAACAGGATGAAATAAATAGAATAAAAGAAGCGTCTTCCAAAGAAGAAATGCAACGAGATCAATTAGTAGCAGACGGCAAAAAGACTGCCACACTTCAAGGTCTTGAATTACTTAAAAAAACATCTAGAGAGGCGTCAATTGTAGGTAAGGCAGCATCAATAACACAGGCTATAATAAACACAGCAGAGGGAGTTACTAAGGCATTGGCGTCTGCTCCACCTCCAGGCAACTTAGTTTTAGCTGGAATAACAAAAGCAGCAGGAGCGATACAGATTGCTTCAATAGCTGGACTATCTTTACCTAAATTTGAGAAAGGTGGTAGAATAGGGGGTAAACGACATTCACAAGGAGGCACTTTAATAGAAGCTGAAATAGGTGAACACGTTATGAATAGAAAAGCCACTAATCTATATGGTCATAATCTATTTGATAAGATAAACAACTTAGAGTTAGACCCTAATATAGTTAACGGTAAATCTGGGGGTTCTAATATAAACATCTTAGATACTAAGCCAATTGCAGATCAATTAAAATCTATGCCTCAAAACATAGTTAATATTGATAGTGAGGGTTACACGTTGCATCAAAGCAGACAGCAATCTTTAACAACCAAAAAAATTAATAGATATTCGGTATGATTAGAATATTTAATAAAGAGAATTTAATAGTAATAATTGATACTGATACTTGGAGGGTTACCAAGAGGGCAGAGGGGGATATATGGTATAAGTATAATTCTTTAGATGCTCCTATATTATATAGCATTTATCAAAAGCAACCTGAACAGGATTTAGTACTAGACAAAGATTACACTAAATTTGCAAAAGAAAATGGAGACGCTTTTTTAGATGATTTAACTTTTCAAAGTTATATAGATGAGGTTTTTAGCCCTAATTTAACTCTTGAAGAATCAGATGGAAAAGAATCTTTCGCTTTAAGAAATGGTGATACATTATTAAAGACAGTAAGCGTAAAACAAGAAGATATATTAAAAGAAATGTTAACAGAATTAAGGAAAATGAATTTTCATTTATCAGTAATTACAGAAAATAATTTAAACGAAATAGATACTTAATTATGATTATAGAAGATGGAACTGGGTCAGGTAAGATGGCTAAAGTCAATTCAGGTCAAAGGCTTTACACTAGGTCTGTATCAAATACAGAAGGGCAGGAAGCTAACTTTGATGGAGACGCTTATAATATTAATACAGGATATATTACATTGACAAACGATGTAGAGACTCCTGTTTTATACGTTAAAAATAACGAAGATGAAAACTTAATGATAGATGCTATAGCTTTAGGAGTTTCTGCAAGTACGGGGGGAGATACTTCTGATATAACCTATGCAACCGTAATAAGAAACCCAACAACTGGGACTATTATATCTGGGGCTACAGATGTTGATATAAAAGGAAATAGAAATTATGGGAGTCAAAATACTATATTAGCTGACTCATACAAAGGGTCTACTGGTGATACTATGACAGATGGAGACGATCATATAATACTACAACTATCAACAGGTAGAGCATTTGCTTCTATAAACGAAATTATACCAAAAGGAGGGTCAATTGGAATTAAATTTAAGCCCTTAACGAGTAATACAAGCGTTAAAGTATATGCAGCGTTAGTATGTTTTTTAAAGAATCCAACAGAATAAATTATGGCACTACAATTAGAAGACGGGACAGGTAAAGGTTATAAAGCGTCAATAAATAAAGAATTTAGGATATTAACTCAGGCAGAGGTAACTACTAAAGATCAAGATTTAAACGAAAGAACTGGCAAAGTTTGGTCTGCATCATTTGAAAACATAAGTCCTACAGGAACGGACGATTTTATTTTTTATCTTAAAAACACAGGAGATAATGACGTTCAGGTTTCTGATTTTAGATTAAGCTCTGAAACAGCAGCAACACAAGCGGTTATAGTAGGAGTATCTGGAACACCATCATCTGGTAATGATATTATCCCCGTTTCTAGAACTATTGGAAGCTCTGCAACTCCTAGCGTTACGATTCAATCGGGAGTTAATATAACGGGGTTAACTTCTGACGGGGTTCTTTTTTATATGCAATGTTCATCAGTCGGACAGCAATATAGACTCTCAACAAGCTCTAAAATTATAATTAAAAAAGGAAAAGCTATTGGTATTTATATTGAAACTTCAACAGCGTCAGTAACGGGAGTAGTTAGTTTTTATGAAGATGTATGATAAAGTCAACTTTAATAGATGGTAGAGGAAAAGAGTTATCAGCTCATTTACATGAGCGTGATAATAACGTGGGTCAAGTAGTTTACTCTGATCCATTAACCCTATATGATTTAAGGACAGCAGCTTTTATAAATGAAGCTAATGGAATACAGATGGCTATATCTGGGGGCTTTAGCGGAACACCTGAACTAGTTAGTAATGGTGGAGATACGGCAGCTTGGACAGGTTCTAATATTAGTGGTAACGATGTTGATTTTACAAGTACTGAAAGACCTAGAACGGGATCAGCTAGTGTTCATGTAGATGGTCCTAATGTAGGTAATATATGGCAATTTGATAAGGGTTCTACTATTGATTTATCTGCTTATGTAGCTATTACTATGTGGGTGAATGTTGATAGAAGGTGGGGCAATGGAGACGACATAACTTTTTTCGGATATAATACATCTACTGGATTGCAGGTAGGAGATACCGTTTTGCTAGAGGATTACTTAAATGAGGGTGATAATGATGTTTGGCAAGAAGTAATTATAGTTTTGGAGGATATGAACCTTCAAGATAAAACTATAGACGCTTTTAGAATGTCGTACACAAATAACGCAGGAACAGCACCAGAATTTTTTATAGATGATTTTCAAATAGAAGAAACGACAACGTCAGAACAATACAAAGCAGAACCTAACAACGGGAAGTTATTTTATGTAAATGAAATAAGAATTAATATAGTAGACGCTTTGAATACTACCTTACTTAATTCGTCTATGCACAATCTATCATATAACACATTATTAGGAAGGGCTGAATTAGATTCTGGGTTATTTCTTTCAAGGCTTAAAGATGAAGAAACTCAGTTTTCAATATCCTACAATAATTTAAACGATTTTTTAAGGCGTGGTTATCAAATAGAATCAGCTATTTGCGATGGTACAAACACTAGTATAACTTTAGTTAGAAAGTTTGATGAATATTTAATATTAGATTCTAAGCAAGGAGATAATTTATCATTTACAGTAAACGATGATTTAAGTGGATTAATTTCACTTTCAGCTTTAGCATTAGGCAAAGAAACAGATGGAGTATAGATTTACTTTAACATATAACAGCGTAGATACAGAGGTAATAGAGCCTAAAGGATGGGTAGACTTTAAATCTGAAATAAAAAGGGATTTCAAGTCTCATGGTGTTATGTTTAAGTTTACTTCTGGAACTCTTAAATTAGGATTTGCAGGGGGTGGTAGAACTATATTAGAGGATGCTTTTCAGTTAGAAGGTTTTAATGCTTGTGTTATATTAACGGTAGATTCTAGAAGGGATGAATTTAATTCATGGGTAAATGTTTTTGTAGGGAACGCTGTAATGGAAAACAGAGAACTAGACGAAAACTATTTTAATGTAGATTTTGAAGAAAGCACATTCCAACAAAAAGTAATAAATAGATTAAATACAAAAGTTAGATTAGATTCTACCACAGATTTAGACGGCAATACTTTAAATTCTAGTTTAACTGAATATACAGCTGATTGGAATGATATTAGATTAATAAATGAATACATAGCTAATTACAGAGTAGGAGGAAACTCTAGTTTGTTTGTAAATACAAACGCTGGTGATGCTTCTGGTGGCGGTAATGACGCTACATTATACCCAGAGTTTAATTTTCAGGGAATAATAGATGATGAACTAGAGGAATTTCAAACAATAACAGAGCAAACGTTAGGAACTATTCCAACTGCTTCTAATTTTATAATGTCTAAGGCTGGAACTGTTACGGTTTCTGGAACGGTTAAATATAGGCTTCAAACTACAGTAACATTAACTACAGCAGCTTCAAACGCTGAATTAGAATATGATTATAGAGTAAGAAGATTAAACAACGTAGGCACATTAATATCTGATGTTTCAGTAGGAACGGGGGCAAGTACTACAGATAGTGCTTCACCTTATGTAAATGATACGGGTGTAACTAGCCTTTCTTTTTCTGTTGATGTTACGGTAAATGCAGCAGATCAATTAATATTTTACTTTGCGGTTAAAGGAAGACCAAAAACACCAGATGCAGGAGAAATAACAGACCTACAAATAGATTCTTTAGATTTCTATCATTCATCTAGAATAGAATATTCTTTACTAAATGCAGCTAGTACTAATTCTGTTAAGTCTAGTTTAATTCACGATGTAATAAATAGAATTTTATACATTATAAGTGGTGAAAACAATTCATTAAATAGTTCTTTTCTTGGACTTACTCAGCATGGTTATTCTGTAGATGGTTGTGGAGGACTAACAGTCTTAACAAATGGAGAAAAATTAAGAGGCATTACAAGCTCTATCAATGTTTCTTTAAAAGAAATATTAGATTCTGTTCAAGCTATTTGGGGCATGGGTTATTCTTTTGAAAAAGATTATACTGGAGAGTATTCATTTAGATTAGAATTGTTAGAATACTTTTATACTGATTCTGAAATAATAGATTTGGGTAGTCCCGTATCTATAAAAGAAAGGACATCATATAAAGAGGAAGTTTTTAGCGATTTAGTATTTTCAAACATTAAAATAGGTTATAGTAAATTTTCATCTGATGAGAATTTAAAAGGTAATTTAGAGGACTTTTCTACTGCATCTGAATATTCATTACCAATACCTACTATATCTGGAACATATACACAAACAAGTAAGTTAATAACTAGTGGGCGTTTAATTCAAGCTACTTATGATGAAACAGATGTTACTAAGGTTTGGAAATATGATAGTAATATATTTTTGGTTGCTGTAGTTAGAAGTGCATCAGTATTTATACCTGAAAACAATCAAAACTTTAGTACGACGGCTGGAATTGATGACCCTACAACAGCTTACAATATAAGACACGCACCTGTTTATATGTTTTTAAATCATGCCTCTATTGTTAATTCTGTTATGATGGGTGTTCCATTAGACAAGGAAATTATAAACGTTAACACAGAAGTAAACAGAAGTTTTAGTGCTTTGTTTGATCCTGCTGAGACTTGTTTACTAGGTGATTCTCAAAGACTAACCAGAACGTCCATAGGGAATATAACAATAGAAGACAATAACGAAGGGCATAGACTATTCGATCCTATAACACATAGTTTAACTGTTGCAATGACTAAAACGCAATTAGATTTAATAATAGATAATATGGAAAACAACGGTGATAATAATTATGGTTATTTATCATATAAAGATAATGAAGGCAATGCACAAGAGGGGTATCTTTTAAACATAAAATGGAATCCAAACGATGAAATAGCCGATATAGAAACATTAGAAAGAGCTGATAATTATGGAGTATAAGCATAAATACGTAATAGGTGAAACATACGCATTCTATAATAATAGTGATGAGTTAGAGGATAATGTAGAGTTTAATTATTGGAGCTTTGATATAGTTCATTCTGATAGTTTTATTTCTGTATATGATGATGTTGCGGTATTAACTAAGGATATAATAAGCGGTACAGATTATAGATGGTATGCAGAAGACTTTGTTTTCCCTGATGTGTATCCTGGTTGCTATAGATTTAGAATAGTAGACACAGTTCAAAACAATGTAGTATTTCTAAGCGATGAATTTGAAGTAGTTGATTCAACAGATAATTTAATGTATGTTAAATTTAGAAACGCTGTTAATATATTAGGATATAATTATGAAGGATTACCAAGTTTTAACAATAAGTTTCATATAGAAGCATTTAACAGAAAGCCATTAATAAAATCATCTACTCAGGGTTATGATTTGTCTGACGGTTCATTCAAAAGAATAAGAACTATAAAAACAAAAGACGTAGAATTAATAACAGGTTGGTTTGATGAAAATGAGCATGAGGCAATGCAAGCTATGATAATTCATAGTGCTTTTTATTTAGCATTAGATGGTAGCTTTAAATTAATTAACTTTGAGGACGGAGCAGAGTACTTAATAGAGTGGCAAGAAAATTATGAAGTAATACAAGCATCAGTAAGATTAGAAATAGATGACAGGAGTTCAACTAATAAAGCATTATGAGAAAGATACCAGGAGTTAATACACATATATTTAAGCAACCTAACATTCCTTGGAAGGATGATTATCCTTATAAACTAAGTCCTTTACTTTGGTTGGATTCTACAGATTTAGACTATATTACTTTAGATGGTACAGATGTAAATGCTTTGCTTGATAAATCTAATACGAGTGCAGATTTTGTATTAGGAACAGCTCCAACAATAGACAACACAACTAATCCAACTAAAGTAACTTTTACAGCTAGTAATAGTGAGTACTTAGAGAATACTTTAGATATAGCTTCTTTTAGTGGTTTGTCAACCTGTTCTTTCATCTACGTTAATGATAATAACCTTGTTCAATTTTCTATATCGGACAGCACCCAAGGGTCTTCATTTTTATGGGTAGGAGCAGAATCAACAGGGGAAGCGTTATTAAGAGTTAGAAATACTTCTAGTACAGTTAATAATAGACTTAACTCAACTAATACAATAAGTATAGGTGATGTAGTGGAATGGAGGATTAACGATTCTAGTTATCAATGTTTTATAAATGGAATTGAGGATGTTGTAGTTGTTGCAGTTGGACTTAATAATGGCAGTGGGTTAGATACTATTCCTGACTTGGACAATATATCCATAGGTAGGATAGGAGATTCTAGCCCTATCTATTATGATAATGTTTTCAAAGAACTAATAATAACCTCAACACCATTAACAGATGCTCAAAGTTTAAACTTAGCTAATTATTTAATATCAAAACATGATCTTTAAAAGATAACAAAATGAATATAACAAACGATTATTTAACCAAAATATCTCAAAAGAAGATTAAGCATGAATACTACGATAAGACGGTATCTCATGCGGTAGATATGGGAGTTCATGTAGAAGGTGAAAGTCCTGATGGTTTATTAAATATAAATAGACCAAATGAGCAACCAGAGATTAAAAAATATAGGTTAGACTCTTATGAACCAGTTACGCAATCTTTAAGCGAAAAGGTAGTAAATACTGTTAATAAAATATTCAATCCTAGACTATGGGATATTAATTTTCCAGAAATGGGAAATGGTGTAAACGATGAAACACTCTCTAAATATTTAACTGAGGACTATCCATTTTATAGGTCTATCATTAATTTTATATCTGAAACATTTACACAAAAAGATTTTAGCGATCCTAATGCTGCTATAGTAGTTCTACCTGAGAGCTTTGATATTGAAGAAACAGAATTATATAAACCTATAGCAACTATTTATAGATCAGAAACTTTAATAGATTTTGTGGAAGATGAATACTATACTTTTTATGTTGATGGAGTAATTAAAATATTCACAACTTCTGAAATACTTTATTATAAAAAAATAGATGGAAAAGATCAATGGAGTTTGTATTTTGAATATACTCATGATTTTGGTTTTGTACCTGTTTTCAGATTAGGTGGAATTATAAAAGGTAAAGATGCGCCGTATTACTATGAGTCTTATATAAGGGGTGTTTTACCTCATTGGAATCAAGTAGTTCAATTAACTAGTGATGCACAAGCTAGTTACATGAATCATCTATGGATGGAGAAATGGGAGTATGCGGTTGAATGTGATGCTGATGGCTGTGATGGTGGTTATGTCCAAACAGAAATAAAGAATGGTAAAGATACTGAATATGCCCCTGTTTCATGTAAAAATTGTGGGGGTAGTGGTAAGGTTTCTAAGAGTCCTTATGGTATTCACACAATAAATAGAGATTCTATCAATCCAGATGCACCATTACCAACGCCTCCAGCTGGTTATATATCTAAACCTATTGATATTATAGATAAGGTTGAGGATAGAATAACGAAGGAAGAAAAAAGAGGGTTAGCGAGTATTAACATGGAGATTATACAAATGGTAGGTAATGACCAAAGCGGAACGGCTAAAACTGTAGATAGGGAAGATTTAAACGCATTCTTATCTAGGTATTCAAGACACGTTTTTGAATATGTATTACCTAATTTAATATTTAATATTGCTGTTTGGAGATATAGCGAGACATCAAAAATAGAGGATATATTACCCGAAATTAGTCAACCTAAAGACTTTAATATTCTTAACTTGAATCAGTTAACAACGGAATATAAAGATGCTTCTAATTCTAATGT